CATCGGTGATGTTGGCATTGAGGATAGAAGTGACAGAAGTTCCGACCAGAACCTGAGCTAATGCGATGGAGTTGGCTGGCGTAGCAGGTGCGACTGGTGAGGCGGCGGCTGTTCCCGTGACCACATTCACCACGATGTTATTTGTCGAGCCTGAGTAATAAGCATCATTGACGGTTAAGCAGACGAGATCAATGCGAGAGTTCGTTGCCGGCGCGGTAGCGATTGCCGCGTTCACTACGGCATCGTTGTAGGAGACATAAGTTCCCTGAGTTGTCGTGCTAGTTCCTACGATTGCAGCCCAACCTGCGGCGATGTTCACCGACATATTCGGCGTTCCGTTTTGAGTTACGGCAAGAGAAGTCAAGCCGATAATTCCTGTTGTCGCGTAGAGAGCTTGAGTGGTTAAGCGGTCATTTTCCGCTGGATGTGAGCCGTTTTGTAACCAGCTAGGCGGTGTGCGTAATGCCATCAGTTCTCCCTGTTATACATAAGCGTTGTTCCATTGTACCGAAGCGGTTGTTGTTCCTGCCGTTGTTCCCGAACCCGTGAAGTAGAACTGATTAGTCCCCGGAACTGCTGCGAACCATAGAGATGATCCTAGCAATAAGTTACGAGCAGGTGTCCCGTTGAGAAGGATTGTGCGGTTGAGCAGATCAATCGAGATGACATCCGAAGCCGCCATTGTGCAGCTGAAGTTAAGAGAGGCGTTGGCTGTGACACTTCCAATGACCGGATTTGTTACAGGCCCATAGATAGAGATAAGCGGATAAGTGTTAGTCCATCCGCTATTGATGACTGTGGCAAATTGAGTGTTAGATCCTCCACCAAAGGTCAAGGGATAGACACGGGGGTAGGTGCGACCTAGTGGGGTTGTGTAGGTCATAATCGCCGTTTGAACACCGTTGTCGTAATAGCGAGGGTCAGGGCAAAAGAAGTCGTATTGGGCTTTAATGAAGCCGTAGGTGTATTCGGGGTCAATCGTTGCTTTTGCGGCTCTTACACGGGTGTTTATGAACTGTAAACCGTTAGCAGCGGAGAGCTGGAACTGAAGTGGGGTAGTGCCTGTTTGCTGAGGCTGGAGAGAGTTCTGCATAAGGTTGAAGTTTTGCTGAGCCGTGTTTCCATTGCCAGAAAGGATAAGCATCGTCATGGTAATTGTTCGACCGTTAAGGAAATCTCGACCTGAGAACATCCCATCTTGGTAGCCGCGATCCGCATCTTGAACGCGCAAAGTTGGCAGACCTTCTAATCCATCAACCGAGGTAATTTGATAAGGCGAACCTGCGCCACCGAATACAAATCCGTTAAAGGCGAAAGAGTAATTATTGAGTGAAGATACAGTTGCCATTAGTTACCCTTCGCAGAAGTCCCAGAAAGTCCGGCAACGATTTGCGGGCTAGTGGCGATTGGTTGTCCGAACTTAGCCGCAGAGGTCACGGCGTTTGCCATATCTGCTGCTGTTGCGGTTGTCGAGGCATAGATAGTTGTGTTCACGCTGTTGTCTGTGTAGTTAGACATATCCTTCGGGCCACCTAAAGGATTGACGAGAGTTGTATTCGTTCCGCCCGTAGACAGTCCAACGCTTGCGCCGTAACTGGAAATACTGGCTGTCGATGCACCGAGGGAGCCAAGAGAAGCGGCTACCGATTCAAGTTTGGTTTGAAGCGCATCAAGTTGTTTCATGGTCGAGTCTGAGATGGCAGTTACAGACTTGCTAAAGGCATCCTGAGCCGCCGTAATGGAGTTCTGAAGGGTATCTTGCGCATTTTGTAAAGCAAGGTCACGGGCATCTGTGGCGGCTTTTGTAGCCTTATCTAAGGTGTCTTGGGCTGTGGTAAGTGATTTATTAAAGGTGTCGTTTTCTTTATCCATTGCCGTCTGCATGGCTGATGAGTTAGCGGAAAGTTGATTTTGTAGATCAACGCCGACTTGCGCGTATTGCTGTGCGAGGGCTTGGGTAGCAAAACTCGTTCCATCGTTCATCTGCGCCGCAAGAGTATTGAGCCCGTTCTGAGATGTGTCTTGGATTTGAGCGTAGAGAGATTTAATAGAGTTTTGAGTGTCAGGAGTTGCGTTGAGGACTGACTGAGCGAGCGCATCTCCCTGTGCTGGCCCTTGTGAAATAACCTCATTGATGAAAGATTGATTGTAGCCCTGCGCAGCAAGAAGTCCGGCATCCGTCTGCAACTGCGTAATCTGAGCCATCTGGTCTTTGAGTTGAGATACCAGACCGCCGGCAGTTCCTCCACCAGCCGTGAATAGTTTGCCGATGTCAATCTTGGTTGCGCTGGCAAACGCGCTAGTCATTGCATCAATAGATTGCTGAATAATACTCTGTCGCTTATCGGCGGCGGCTTGTTCGATCTGCGCGGCTTTATCTGCGTACTGTTGCTGAATATCAAGCAAGTTTTCCTGATGAGTGGCAGTAGCGTTTTCGACTGCGGTGTTGTAATTATCTTGAGCCGTAGCCATAGCATCGTCATACTTTTGGTTAATGTCTGCGACTGATTGGTTATAAGTTTCGTTGGCTTTTGCTAAAGCATCGTCACGAGTAGCAGTTGCCGCATCCATCTTCTGTTGACGGTCTGTGAGAACCGCGTTCATCTGATCTTCTAGATTGACTGCCTCATCGTTGTATTTCTTAATCTCAGCGTTGCGCTTGGCTAGTGCTTTAGCAGTTGCGGCAACGACTTTAGATGTTGAACCGCCAGGAACTTGACCGCCTATGTCAAGGGTACCCCCACCTGAAGTTGCGCCACCAGATAGGTCGCCCGATGTGCCGCCAAATGAAAGTTTGCTATTTTTTAACGAATCAAGACTTCCAGCAAACCCGTCAATTTTCTTTTTAGCAGAATCAAAGAAATTGCCTACATCTTGCGTGCTTTCGTTAATCATCTTTAGCGCGGCTTTAGCCCCACCGCCTACGAATGGGAGATGAGAGAGCGCACCGAGGAATAACTTGAGTGGCCCTGACTCAATCTTAATGAAGGCAGTTACTAGATCGCCAAGCGCACCGATAACCCACCCAACCGCCTCGACAACTGCTTTCATTACATCAACCACGATGTCACGGAAAGTTTTAGAGTGATTCCACGCCATGACGATTGCGGCAATTAGCGCACCAATAGCAAGAACAATGAGGCTAATAGGGTTAGCGTTTAGAACGACATCAAGCGCGGCTTGTGCCATTTCCCACGCCTTAACTGCAATAACAACTGCGCCAACTATGCCAATAAGGATTGTAAGTTCAGGCAAGATTGGTTTAATAACCCCAAGAATGTCTGAAAACATTTTCATTAAATTAGTCAAGACTGGAAGTAATGCGCCACCGATAGTTTCTTTGGCGGCTTCCATTTTTGTCTTAATCAATTCCATCTGTCCGGCATAGGTGCCGAGATAAGCCTGAGCCTGTCCGCCGATCTTCTGGTTTAACTCATCCATTGCCTTAGAGATAGCCTGATTCTTGGGCAAAGTTGTGTCTAAAGTAATACCAAATTCTTTGAAGGCTTTTGCTGATCCAGTTGTAGCTCTTGAAAGAGTGCTTGCCGCTTCGCCTAGTGATTCATGTTTAGCGCGAGCGAGATCAGCGGCTAATCCCATCAATTTTTGTGATTCAGTTACAGAGCCAGTTGCCGTGACAAGGGTAGTCATTGCGGCGCGAGTATCGTTACCAGTAAAGGCTAGGTTTTCCATAGCCGTAACTGACTTCTCAACTGCCGTGCGATTTGCCTCAGTATTCACTTTGGCATTGTTCATTGCTGTTGCTAGTTGAACAGTTGAAACTTGAGCATCTTGCGCGGCTTTGACCGAGCTTTCTAAAAGTCCAGTTAATTTCTGTACGCCTTCAGTCATGAGATTGCCAGCAAAGACTCCACCCATGACAGTCTTTAATGAGGAGAATTTAGACTCTTGATTTTTAGCAGCATCGCCTACTTTTCCAAGTTCGGATGTGGCTTTATCTACTGCGCTAGTAAGGTTTCCAAGAGCAACTTGGATGTCAATATTTAATGGAGGAATATCACCTGCCACTCTAAACCCCCATCGCTGCTCTTAGAAATCCTGATGCGATCATCTGCGCTTTACCCGTTGCGATGAGATTGTCACGCGCAGGAGTCATATATGGGTATTTTACCCCATTCCAATTAGATGAGCCTTGTTCTACTGCTCTGGCGTACTCAGCACCGGATTCAACGCTTGCGACATAAGTGCCAAATCCTTGATGCCTAACTGGTTGAGCGATGATATTGCGAAAGAGATTACCTGTTGCGATGTTCGGGCCTTCTCCTGATCGTGGGCCGATGTGAGGGTTGTGGCGTAACCTATTGTTCTTCTGAATCGGTGGGTTTGGAGTTTCGCTAGCGATTTTACGGGCATCAGTCCAGAGAGCAATAGAGATTTCTCTTGTGGCCAACTCACCTGCTTTGTCCATGCGATTTTGCCATGCCTTCAAAGCCGCTAAGACTTCGGGCAGGTTATCGCTCACCGGTTCTCCATCTTTTCGATCTTCACTTGCTCAATGGTATCGGCTATTGCTATCAACCACTCAGCCCGTACTGCTGGCAGATCATCTACTTGGTCAGGAGTCCAACCAAATTTATCTGCAAACCTAAAGTAGAACCATTCCTCATCGGGGTAATCAAAATCTGGATTTCTTTGAAACCCTTGCAGTAATCCTTTAAGCCGTTCTAGTTTTCTAAAGGGCTATCAGGATTCAAACGATTAAGGTCGGTGTCTGCAAGTTCAGGGAAAATCGCCTTGATGTAGCTTTCGGTTTCTTTGACGAGCAGAGAATAGTCAGGGATTGGCAGTTCCTCGATGGATTCCTCTTTAACTGAAGGAACGAGAAGGTCATAAGACCAGTCCTCAATGATTGCGGCGAGAAGTGCGTTACTGATAGCAATTCCGCGCTCTGCTGCTGACCCACCATCGCCAGCCTTCATAATGCGGTTGCGATCTTTAACTTTAAGTGAGTTAGGGTCTTTGAGGGTAACTGTTGCGCCTGATGGAAGTGTAAGTTTTGACATGATGCCTCCTAGTAGTTTGCCTTCTGATTATCTTAGCAAAGATAGGCAATGGGGGGACAAGCGAAGGCGGGCTTATCAACCCCCATTGCGTTCTATGGGTTAAGCGACTGAGGTGGTTACTGCGTTCTTGATAACCCACTTGATTGGTGAGTAACCAACTGTGCCCGCATCGGTCAAGTTGCCTTGAGCGTTGAAATCGACCAAGACTTCGACAAAATCCTTAGAGCGTTCGATAACGGCAAGTGTGTACGCGCCCTTTGTCATCGTGGCTTGGATTGATGTTTGAGTTGCACCTGTTCCAGTTGTCCAGTTAAAGACGAGTGCTGGTTGGGTGTTAGTCAAGTAGTTAGTCAGTTGGGTGTCACTTTCCATGAGGAAAGTTGCCTTACCCGTTACCTCAAGTGCACCGAGGAATACCTGATAAGGAGTCTGCACATTTGAGATTCCATAGACAGGAGTTACTGGTCGCTTGAGATCAATGTTTCCATCTGTGTTGGTTGAGATCGTAGTACCAGCAACGCTGACAGTTCCAGTCCAGACAACGCTTGGAAGGACAGTTGAGAAAGATGGAGTTGGGGTCGATGCGGTAGCGGACTGCCATCCTGTTGATTTTGCATCATACTCAAGGAGACCGTCAGCGTTCCACTTGAGAGAGAAATCTGAGAACTGATGACCTGTCCATGAGCGAACATTTGCGCCATAGAAATCAACGATTGTGTAGGCAGAAGGTTGAGCATCTGCGCCTGATGTTGCTGAGTTTTTGAGTGCGAGGGTGTGGACATAAGGTGCTGAGCCCGAAACGACATCTTCACCAAGCACACCAGCAAGTGGGTAGATCACGGTGTCGGCGAATACTGCTCCACCAAAGTCAAAGGTTGAGTGAACGCGGCCTTGTAGGTAGTTGTAATTCTTGACAAGCGATCCACGCAAGCCCTCATCGTAGAGAGGTGTGAACACATCTTGAGGCTTGACCGAGTTGGCAAGAACGGGGATATACGCGGTTGGAGTTGTGACCGCAGTTCCCTTTGTTGTTTCTTTAGCGATTCCTATATACGAACGGTGGGTATTTTGTAGTGCCACTTACTCACGCTCCTTGCGTTGTGTCAGGCGCGGCTGACGGGGTTGGTGTTTTCTTTGGTGCAGAAGCGAGAGTTACATCGGCTGAAATGATCTCGTCTGCCGAGTCAAAAGTATCGCCGGGCTTGACGGTCAATCCAAGTGTAGGAAATTCCTTCACTTCATCGCCGTTGTATTGATAGGTTGCCATTGCTCTCCTAAGCCTGAATCATTTGGGTAACATCGAATCGAATCTCTGCAAAGGTTTCAGTCGCTCCGTTGTCGGAAGTAACTGGCTCCCCGTATAGACAGTCAATCGCTGGTTCCGCGCCTTGCCAGACATTAACCTGCGATGAATCGCCGAAATTGTGACTAGCTCTGAGCGTTCCCTTGATGTTGTCCACTAGTGTATCAAAATCCGCCATAGCATCTTCGGCGTTATTTTGTAAAGAGTGATGAAAGATTTGCAATACAACGGTGTAATCAACGCGTTTCCAGCCATTAGTTGCGCCACCGATTGCAAGACGGGTTTCGCGCTCGCTCTGGATGAAAATTACGGCAGCGGCTCGACTCATCTGCCCTGCCGTTGCATTTACCTGATAGTTGATGCGCTTTGGAAAAGATGTGAAAACTTGGTTGAGGGTAGGGATAGCCGCCCCAACTAGATACGAATAGAGGGTTGATCTGAGATTGGCGCGACCTGCTGCCATTAACGCATCCTTCGGAACGGCGCAAGAAGTTGCTTGGCAAGAGCTATGTCTGAGCCAATGATTTCTTGAACGCTTGGGCCACTAGAAGCGCGAGTTGTAACTGCCATTGTAAGCGAGTTATCTCCGCGA